GTGCAGACATAGACTTTCGTGTTGAATCAGATAATCAAGCAAATATGTTTGTTGTTGATGCTGGTGAAGATATAGTTTCTATTGTTGGTGGTGGCAGTCACACAGTTGGTGGTTTTAAAAATGCGTTGCAAATAGAAGGAACTACTGGGCAAACATCAAGTATGAGTATTGCTAGAAATACAGCAGGTACAAGTCCACCATATTTACAATTTGGTAAGTCAAGAGGTTCTTCTGTAGGTTCTAACACTATTGTTCAAAGTGGAGATGATTTAGGCATAATCACATGGAATGGTGCTGATGGCACTAATAGAGATACCAATGGTGCTATGATAAGAGTTGCTGTAGATGGAACGCCGGGTGAGAACGATATGCCATCAAGAATGATGTTTTCTACAACAGCAGATGGTGCTTCTTCTACTTCAGAAAGAATGAGAATACATAATGGGGGTGTGGTTTCTATTGGAAATGGTATTGCATTAGGAGTAGGCACAGCAAATACTGCATCAAACGTACTTGACGATTATGAAGAAGGAACTTGGACACCTACTGTTACTGGTTCATCAAGTGGTAGTTATGCCTTAGATTCTGGACATAAGAGTACCTATATAAAAGTAGGTAATATATGTCATGTTTCTACTTCAATCGGTCTTGGTACTTTAACTGGTACAGCAAGTGGCTTTGCTGTAATTGGTGGGTTTCCATTTAATTATAATGGTGGAGTTAGTCAATCTACTGCTGCATGTTTTTTAATTCAAGCTAATTTAGCATCTACACATAAACAAACTCATTTAATGCAATCAAGTTCTGGTACAGCAAATACTTTTTTTCTACCTTTTATGAGAGATAACGACACTAATGGTGAAACAGATTTAAGTATTTTTAGTTCAAGTTCAGCAATTATATTCAGTATTTCATATCAAACTGTTTAAAATTAAAAGGAAAATAAAACATGGCAATAACAAAAGAATTAATAATAGAAAAAATTGAAGTGGTAACAAAGTGGTCTATTCAGATTGCGACAGATACTGTAATTAAAGAAGATGACAAAGAAATATCAAGGTCAAGACATAGACATATAATTGTACCTTGTGTTTCTACATATAAATCTAAAACAGTAGATGGTGTAGAACAACCAGACTTAGATACTGATGGTAAAAAACAATGGACACACACAGACACCGATATAAGTTCAGAAGCTACCGAAGTACAAGCAGTAGCCAATGCCGTGTGGACAGATACAGTCAAAGCTAATTACAAAACAAGTGTGGAAAACCAAGAGGTCTAACAATGACTGAAGAAAATATATTTACTTTGGATGGCAATTCATACAAAGAAGAAGATTTAGATAACAAACAGAAATATCTGATTAAACAAATTAAAGACTTACAAACTAAATCAGCAAGTCTTAGATTTCAATTAGATCAAGTATCAGTTGCACAATCTAGTTTTACTAATTCATTGATAGCATCATTGAAAGAAAAAATGGATTCATTAGAAGACAGTGAAGAAAACAAATCTGAAAGTCAAAATGCAGGGTAATTAATGCCTATCACATCTTTAAAATTCAGACCAGGTATAAATAAAGAGACAACGTCATATTCAAACAAAGGTGGTTGGAATGATTGCGATCTTGTTCGTTTTCGTTTTGGGTATCCAGAAAAATTAGGTGGTTGGGAAAAATATTCTACGACTACTTTTTTAGGCTCTTCAAGATCGCTTCATGCTTGGGCAAATCTAGAAGGTAATACTTATCTTGGTATAGGTACAGAAATAAAGTTTTATATTGAACAATCACAAGGTTATAATGACATCACACCTTTAAGAAGAAAGGTTTTTAGTGGTGTAACTGTTTTTGATTTAGGTGGTTTAACAGTCACTTCCACAGTGTCTGGAAATGCGGGCACAGGTCAAATTGGTAATGCCGTTATGCTTGGATCACAAGATGTGCCTGTTTTAGCAAGAAATCCAGAATCTGGCGTTCTATCAATAGGAACAGGAGAAATTGGAACAGTTACAATAGATACACCTCCTATTGCTGCATCTTTAACTGGAACTACTGGTCTTGGTTCTGTCACAGTATCTATAACTAACGAATCAACTGTTATTGTAGGTGGTTCTTGATATGGCGATAACATTCACTTCTGCAACTGATAGTACAAGTGTTACTGTAAATGATACAGATCACGGAGCTTTTGCAGAAGATTTTGTAACGTTTAGTAATGCAACCACAGGCAATTCTTCTTTAAATACTCAATTAAATAATGAGTTCTCTATAACTTCAATAACTAATACAAATAGTTATATAATTACTTTAAGTTCTAATGCTTCTGCAGCTTTGTCTAGTGCAGGTTCAGCAGATGCTGAGTATCAACTTAACATAGGTATTAATACTGTTGTTAAGGGAGATGGTTGGGGTGCAGGCACTTGGGGTGCAGATGGTTGGGGTTCTCCATCAGCAGAGGATTTTGCTGGTGGTGGCACTCTACGTTTATGGTCACAAGATAATTTTGGCGAAGATTTAATAATTAATCAAAGAGATGGGTTTGTTTTTTATTGGGATAAGACTCTTGGAACAAGTGTAAGGGCAAAAAATTTACTTGAATTATCAGATGCTGCACCAACAAGATCTCGTAAAGTTATTGTGTCAGAAAGGGATCGTCATGTAATTTGTTTTGGTGCAAATCCAATAGGTCAAGCAGTGCAAGATAGATTACTTATTCGTTTTAGTTCACAAGAAAATCCATTTTTATGGACACCAACTGCTACAAATACTGCTGGAGATTTAAGGATTGGTTCTGGATCAGAAATTGTAACTGCGGTTAAAACAAGAAGAGAGATCATTGTTTTAACGGATTCGTCTGTTCATAGTATGCAATTTATAGGACCTCCTTTTACATTTGGTATTTCACAACTTGCAAGTGCTATAACTGTTAGAGGATTTAATACTGCGGTAGCAGTAGGTGATGCAGTATTTTGGATGGGATATGATCGTTTTTATATTTACGATGGTCGTGTTCAAGTCATACCTTGTTCTGTGAGAGATCATGTTTTTCAAGATTTTAATGAAACACAGTCTGATAAAGTTTATGCAGGTGTTAACTCAGCTTTTGGTGAGGTGTTTTGGTTTTATCCATCACAAACAAATGCAGTCTCAAATGGTGGTACTGGAGAAAATGATAAATATGTTGTATACAACTATGATCAAAAGATTTGGTATGTTGGATCGTTAGCAAGAACATCATGGGTAGATAGGGGTGTATATCAATATCCAATGGCAACAGACTCTAATCTTGTGTATAATCACGAAAAAGGTAACGATAATGATGGCACTGCCTTTACATCATTTATAGAATCAAGTCCAATAGATATACAAGATGGAGATCAGTTTGTCTTTTTGAGAAGAATGATACCAGATGTTAGCTTTGATAATAGTGATACTGGTATAAATAACGATAATAAACAAGCAGTGTTTTCATTAAAAGCACAAAGAAGTCCCGCAGGAGGTTTTATCAAAACATCAACAAACACTGTTTCGTCAACAACAGATCTTAATCATTTACGATTACGTGGAAGATCTTTTGGTCTTAGAGTAGAAAGCACAACACAAGGTGTAAACTGGAGACTTGGCACACCAAGAATAGATATTAGACTGGATGGAGATAGATGAGTAGACAATTAGTACCACCAAACTTTTCACTGCCACCAGATGAATATGATGTTCAGTATTTTAGCGAAATGGTAAGAAGTTTAAGTCAACTTGTGGTACAATTACAAAACCCTGGAGAGCTTCGTGGCACTAAGATTACTTTGACGGATTTGCCTACAAGTGATACAGATTTAGAGGTGGGTGCTTTGTTTAATGATAACGGAACTATAAAAGTAAAAACATGATGCAATCGGGTATAAGTAGTTTATTAAATTTTAACGATCCCAATACGAGTATGGGTTATAATTCTATAGAAGAACTTGAAGATGCAATTATGGCTAAACAAAATCCACCAACAAATAGTGGTGGTATTCGAGCGTTGATGGCGGGTGGATCTCCAGAATTTGGAGGTGTATTAAAGGGTCCTGGAACTGGGACCTCGGACAGTATACCTGGGATGATCTTTCAAGATGGTAAACCAGTACAACGTGCAGCGTTGTCAAACAATGAATTTGTTTTTACAGAGAGAGCCGTAAAGGGTGCGGGTAATGGAAATATAGACAAAGGTATAGCAACCATGTATGATTTAATGGATAAGTTTGAAGGAATGGCATAATGGCAGTATCAACAGTTGAACAAAAAACCATATTACCAGAAAATCAACAGAAATTTATTGATGATTTATTAGCTGATACACGTACAGTAGCAACGCAACCCGTTGAGTTTCCAGAAATACAAATTGCGGGTATGACTCCTTTACAAAGAGCAGCCATTCAACGTGGTGCTGCGGGTATCGGTGGATTTCAAAATTTATTGCAAAGTGGAGCCGATGCCGTGGGTATGGGTCTTTCGGCCTTAACACCTCAAGGTAGTCAAGCATATATGAACCCTTTTATTGATCAAGTAATTGATCAAAACATGGCAGATATACAAAGACAAGGTGACATAAATCAACAAAATATAGCAAGTAAAGCTATAACCGCAGGAGCTTTTGGTGGTTCAAGACAAGCTATAGCTGAACAAGAGGCTCAAAGAAACTTATCAGATACATTTGCAAGACAATCTGCGGGATTGAGAGCACAAGCTTTTGAGTCAGCACAAGACAGAGCACAGAAAGCATCTGAGTTATTTACAAAAGCGGGTATAGCAACTGCGGGTCTTGGTGAAGCACAACAAGGGGCACAAATGAGAGATGTTCAGTTACTATCATCGTTGGGCGGACAAGAACAACAACAACAACAAAGTGAATTAGATGCTTTGAGATCTACATCCACACAAAGACAGTTTGAGCCATATCAAAGATTATCATTTATGTCAGATATATTTAGAGGTGTCCCATCGACTGCGACTACATTATCTTCAACCACGGCCCCCGATCCAAGTAGATTTTCACAAATAGCCGGTATAGGTGGAGGAATTGCTAGTCTTATGGGTGCCTTTGGTGGTGGAGGCGGTGGAGGCCTTGGTAGTATTTTAGGTGGTTTATTTAAATGAGTTTTATGAATCGTAAAATGTTCAACCGCAACGCCCGTAATAAGCTTAACACTATGGGTGGTATTGCTAGTTTTCAAATGGGTGGCAGTCCAAATAAGTTTATTGGTGGTGGTAAATCAGTTTATTTTAATCCAAAAGACACACAATCTGATATTGATAATTCAAATATGAGTTATTTACAAAAAATAGCTGCTCAAGCAAAAAATCAAGGCATGGGATCTCTTAGTGCTATTGATAAAATTAATTTAAACATGGCCTTGGGACAGTATGCAGGTAGTCAATCATTACCTGGATTAAAACAAAATTTAAAAGGTAGTATGTTAGAACCTTTTGTCAATGCTGCAACAGAAAGTGTGGGTGCTTTTGGTCCTGGTACAGTGAGTGGTATAGGTAGTATTTTATTTTCTGGTGACCCTAAAACAGAAGGTTTTTCTGGTAGAGTTGCAAGAATGCAACCGAATCAAGAGTTTATGAAAAAACTTGGTTTCGAATCACTACCAACTTCGTCAGAGGCTTTAGATGATGAAATGGCAATGACGGGAACTCCTCCTGGTCAAATTATAACAAACAAACCGCCAATAGCAGGTGGACCCACTTATCAAGATCCAACATTAGTAGATCCTAGTGATCCCGCAGTCATAAACAGAATACAATCTGGTATTGATGTCAAAAATATAACTAAAAATTTACAAGATGGACAAGGTGTAAGATTCAACGAAAAGACTGGTAAATATGAGGCTGATCCTAGATTTGTTGATCCTTCAGTTGCTGAAGAAGAAAGAGGCATGGCAGGCGAGTTGACGAGAGGAGATGTAACTCAAAAGAAAGATTTATCTCCTGGTAGACTGCAAGCTGAGTTTGGGTCACCACTTGGTAAAAAAGAAATTATTAAACCAGATCCAAATGTAGTTGCTCCAATTACTGAAGATAAAAAAGATACTGAAGATAAAAAAGATGATATTGTTGAACCAAAAGCTACTACAAAAGAAAATGTTGAAAAGTTAATTAACTCAGGTAGTCCAGAAGAACAACAGTCTGAACTTAAACAGTTAATGTCAGAATTTAAACAAAATGCACCCGAATATGAAGGCGTTGATAAAAATTTAGCCTTAGCAAAAGTATTTTTCTCTATTGCAGCGGGTAAAAGTCCAGATGCAATTACTAATATCGCATCTGGTTTGGAAAAAGGTGCAGATGTATTTATTAAAGATAAAGAAAAAAGAAATGCTTTTAATAGACAAATTGATTTAGCTGCTTTGAAACATGGTTTAGTTGAAAGATCAAAAGATAGAAAACAAAAGTATTTTATTGCGGATAAATCTATAACTGTTGATGGTAAGAAATATGAAGACGGAGATGTTGTAAATTTAACAGAGGGATTTATTAGAAAGAATGGAATACCTTCTGGATTGTCTACAGAAACATTAGTTAAAGCAGCATTAGATAATACTGCTTCCGTAAAAAAGGCTCTAAATAAATTAAATAAAGATAAAATTATATCACCAAAAGATTTTAACACTTTATCTAAACGAGTTGATAGTGCTGCCTTAAATTTTACTAAATCAAGAAACTTACAAACACTCATACAAGGTCAAATATTTAATGTTGTTGATGGAAATGTCACGGGTGTAGCACCAGCGGGTAAAGCTTTAATTAAAAAAGCTTTTAACGCAGCAGGAGTTAAAGATGGTTTAGATAAAAAATATAATACTATAGCTGAATATAATACAGACATGCAAAAAGTTGCTAATACTTTAATTCAACAATTGTTGGGTGAGGGATCAAAAAATCTTTCTAACGTAGACAGACAATTGGCTCAAGAAATTGTTGGATTATATACGACTGGAGCAGGTGGTGTAACTGGTTATGTTTTTCAAAGTGATGATATTTTACTTAAAAGATTACAAAACATAAATAGAACAGTTATGGAAACTCAACAAAATTCTTTAGCAGAAATTGAAGACGTACTGTCTTCAACAAATGGTTTAACTTTTCAAAGCGGGTCTGCTGTTCAATTTTCTAAAATACGAAATTTAGGAATAGCTTTACCTGGGGCAAAAGCAAGTGCACAAGGAAAAGGACAAACCACAATTAAACTTGGTGAACTTTTTAGTGATGGTAAGTTTGATAAAAATAAACTAAACAAACTTTTGGTTGGTTAAAATGGCTTTAATTGAATTACCAAGTGGTGTGACAATAGACACCGAGGGACTTGGGGCAGATGATATTGAGTCAGTTATCAAAGAAATGCAGTCCGCAAGACCTGAACTGTTTGAAGCACAACCCGTACAACCTAGTATAGATTTAGCCACTGCTTCAAAAGAAGAAATACAAGACTATTCAAGACAACTTAAACTTGCGGGTATTGATCCTACTACCATGAAACCTGCCGAAGCGGGTGAACTTCAAGATTTAAAACTGCCTGGTGTTGATTATGAAACTGGTGTCGATGGTTTTAGTTTTAGAGCGGGTTTAAGTGCAAGAGAAACTGGTGAAGAGAAAAAAGCTTTTCTTAATGATAAGATAGGAGAAGGCTCTTATCTTCAAGACCCTGGTGGAAGATTTATACTTAATCAAAAAGGTCGAGATGTTTTAGGTTTAGGTGAAGGTCGAGATATTGCTATCGATGAAGAAGGTTTTTCTACATCAGATTTTTCTGATTTCTTGGGACAGTCTGGAGTTCCTTTGGGTGTTGGTCTAGGTGCAGGATTAATTATGTCTGGTTCTGCTTTTCTACCCGCTGCATTAGTTGTGGGTGGATCAATGGGATTAGCTAAACTGGCTGAAGAAGCATACGAAACTAATCTTGGTTATCAACGTCAAACACCAACAGAAGTATTTAGAGATGCGGCATTTGAAGCGGTTTTAGGTGCAACGGGAGAAGGTTTAGGTCGAGCTATATCTAGTATTTTTGGTAGAATAATTAAAGGTCCCGCTTCTGCCGAAGCAGAGGCAGCAAAATCAAGTGGTAGAGAATTATTAGAAAAAGGATTTCAACCAACAATCGAAGGTGCTGCTCCTGGTGTAAGACCCGTTCTTAATAGATTACAAGCCATTTATGAAGGTATATTTCCAAACGAGAAAGCTGCAACTAATAACTTGAAAATAGTTATGGAACAGTTAAGAGGACTTAGAGGCACGAACCAAGAAGCTTTATCAACTATGGAAAACGTCATTAAGAATGATATTGGCACCATGTTTTCAACGATGGATGATACAGTTAAAAATGCTGAAAAGATATTAGATACACAAATTAAGAATGATATTGACGCTATAATACAACCATTAAGAAATGGTGAACGTTTAAGTGGAGACTTGGTAAAAAGACTATTAACATCTAAAGCCATATTTGATGAACAAGCAGATGCTTTATTTACAAAGGCCTCAAAGACATTAGGTAAGAATAACAAAATTATTCCTGTTGCTCCAATTAAATCAGCCTTAGATGCCGCTAGTAAAACGGGAAGTTTCCCTGGTGACGCTCCTATTTTACAACAAGTTAATAGAGCAATAGATAGAACAAAAGCACGTGCTCAAAGGCAAGGTCAAACACTTACAGACGAACAGGCAATTAAATTTTCATACATCGCACCAGAAGATGCACAATTTCTAAGACGTGTTTTAATAGATATGAAATATGACGATGCCTTTAAAGTGTCAACTGCAAATGGAAATTTGCAAATGATAAAAAAATCTTTTGACGATGCTTTTGATCAAGGTGAATTAAATTTAAATTTAATATTGCAAAACTATGGTAATAGAGGTGGACAATCTTTAACAAGATCAGATCAAGCAACACTCAAACAAATATTAGGTAGATCTGGTATGGAGTTTGATGTTGGGGAAGAACCTACAAGTGCTATATTAGAAACTTTTAGATTAGGATTAAATAATTTACAAAGATCTAGACAGTATTATGCAAATGGTATGAAAAGATTTGATGATCCTATTGCGGAAAAAATTTATGCGGAATCTAAAAGAGGAACACTTAAATTTGATCCATCTAAATATCTGGATGACATGGTTAAACCTAACGAGCCACAACGTTTAAGGAGATTATTAAAAGTTATTAGAGGCACGGCAGGAATAGAAGGTTTAAAACTTGGCGAAAGAACATTAAGAAAGATAAGCATCATTGGTCCAGGAGGTAAAAAATTTACAACAATTAGAGAGGCTGAAGATTTTTTATCAACAATGCAAGAAAATTCTACTAAACAAAGATTTAGAAAACTTGTTAATCAAAAGAAAGATGAGTTAACAAAAATACAACAAGGCAGAAAAATAGGTGCCACTACATCTGATATAACAAGACAACAGTTTGCTAGAGAATGGTTTAAAAGAGAAATAAATGATCCGAGTAATTATTCTATTCGTAATGGCGTAGAACAAGTAGATGGAATAAAACTAGCTCGTAAGATAGATGAATTAGGAACTACAAAAAATGTTTTGTTTAATGGAGAAGAGTTAGGACAAATAGGTAAGTTGTCTACTTTATTAAAACAAACTGGAGCACAATTCGATAAACGTGTTTTAGAACAATTTCCCGATGCAACGTTAGCTAACGTTATAAAACTTAGAAATTCTGAATTATCTAATTTAAAAGCCTTTGATTCCAATAAGTTTATTCAATCATTACAAAATAATGATGCTGAAGGTATGGTAAGTTATTTATTTTCTAGAGGTAATGTAAATAGAATTAAAGCTTTTCAAAATGGATCATTAAAAGTTGGTGACAGAACAGTCAGAGAACTTGGTGGTTTTGATGATTTCACAGTAGAAACTGTGAAAGATGCAGCCATGGCTAGAATTCTTAAATCTCTTGGTGATGCAGAATCCCCCGCTTTTAGAGAGGCTTTTGTATCTGGTAGACTAGGGTCAAATCTACAAAGCAGTTTAAGTGGTTATGGACGTGAGACTATTGAAGCTATGTTTGGTAAACAACAATCAGACGATTTGTTTAAATTAGCAGACAATATGGTTGCCGTTTCTAATGCCTCTCTTCAAGGTAAGGGTGGACTTGCTGCTCCAACAATTGCACTAGGATTAGGTTTTTATGGAATGTTGACCGCTCCACTTGCAACAATTCCCGCTGCTGCTTTTTATATGACAATGAGTAAAGCTCTAAGAAACCCTGGTGTTATGAAAGTTTTATTGGCTAGTCGTGAACCAGGCGGTGATGCTTTTGGACAAGCCTTACAGTTTATACAAACATCTGCTCAACAAGTTCTTGGTCAAACGGGTGTAACTCCTGCATCATCGGTTGTGCCCGTTAAGTCTGAAGGTCCCTTCAAAATATCTCCAGAAACAAGACAAGTTAGAGATAAAGCAATAACAAATATTAAAAATATCAATATTCCAAATGTTAAGCCTCCTGCATCGGCAGGATCAGCGACAAATATCAGTCCGATATTGGTTCCTAACGCAGTAACTAGAGCAACAGTAGGTAGTCAATGAACATAGAACAACTTAGAGATGAAATAAAAAGAGATGAAGGTTGCGTGTATTCCGTGTATCTCGATCATTTAAATTTACCAACCACGGGAATTGGCCATTTGGTCACAGAGTGGGACGAGGAGTATGGTAAACCCGTTGGTACAGAAGTATCAGAAGATCGTGTTAATGAATTGTTCGCTAAAGATATTGAAGTGACAATAGATGAGTGTAAATTACTTTATAACAACTTCGATGACATGCCAGAAGAATTACAACATATCTTAGCCAACATGATGTTTAATATGGGTCGGCCTCGTTTAAGTCGTTTTCACAAAATGAAAAAAGCGGTGGACGAAAAGAATTACTCTGAAGCTGCCTCCCAGATGAAAGATTCTCGTTGGTACAATCAGGTAACAAAACGTGCCGATAGGTTAATTGATCGTATGGAAAACCTATCCACCTAATCAACTTAGGCACAGTTTTTTAGAATACTGTATCACTATTTTATATACACGGCTACGGGATAGATCATACTGCTTACACAAGTCTTTGAGTCTTTCCCCTGCCATACGTCTATAATATATTTCTGCATTACGTTCAGTTTTTTCTTCTGCTTTTTTACCCATTAACCTACCTCGCCCCAATCCTTACCTAACTCTTGATCTACTTTACTTGGTATATTTAAAGGCAAACATTGCTCCATGATTTCTGTAATCTTATCTGCTTGTTTTTGTGAACTTATACTAAAACAAAGTTCGTCATGAACTGTAAGTAAAGGTATCAATCCTTCACTATGGCAATCAACCATTGCCTTTTTTGTTTGATCGGCTGCACTACCTTGTATCAATCTATTCAATGCCTTATACGTAAAAGCTCGTCTAATCCCTGGACCATAATGTTTCTCTGCATCTTCAAATTTCATAGGCTGATTGTATCCAAAAGTTCTTGGCTCCCACATATCAAACCGACACATACGACCTAATACTGTTCGCACCCTACCAAGTTTTTGTGCTCTTGCCATAACTTGATCAGCAAGTTGTTTAACAAACGGAACTTTGCGATGATATGTATCAAGTAATTGATTAGCATCTTCTAATTTTATATCTAAAGTATTAGCTAATTTTTGTTTACCCATGCCATACATGATTCCAAGGTTAACTGTCTTAGCTTCTTTTCTAGATATGTTCGCCATATCTGCAACCATTTGATGAAAGTCTACATCATCGTTTTTATACTGATCTATAATATTACTAACTACAGGATTATCTTTGTTTACGACTCCACAATAATGAACCAATAACCTCGGCTCTTGGCTACTATAATCAAAGCTACCCCATTGTTCCCCGTCCTCGGGTATAAATAATCCTCGAATCATTTTCTTAATCTCTGGATCTCTTGCCGGTATCTGTTGAAGATTTGGATTAGATGAACTAAATCTACCCGTTACAGTGCCACCATCATCGTTACGTAGTTGATGCAATTCGCAGTGGATTCTGCCTTTGTAACTATGTTTGAGTATACTATCGATAAATGTATTATGTGCTTTATCTAATTCACGAAGTCTCAAGACCTTTGCTGCAATAGGATGCGGACAATTTTGTAACCAAGCTTTAGTAAAAGATGCTTGTTTGCTTTTACCCGTTTCGGAGTAATGAATATTGTGATAATCAAATACTTTAGCAACACTTGTCGAAACCCAAGGTTCTATTTCTATGTTGGTATCATCTTTGATTTGTTTAATAATATCTTTTTTCATAGATAGTAATTTGGTTTTAGTTTGCTCGGCCTTATCTAAATTTACTCGTACACCTCGACTTCTCATTTCAAAAACCAATGGTATAAGATTTGTTTCAAGTTCAAAGATACTAGACAATTCTTCTTTCTTTATTAATGGTTCGAAATGATTCCATAACTTTAATGTCAATGCCGCATCTTGTTCTGCATAGGTTCCTACAAATTGTGATGGTAGTTTCCACATATCTTTTTTAGGATCTAAGCCAAAATCTTTTGCTGCAGACTTCAACACCTTCTCGTCTTTACGTTCACCAAGATAATCTCGTCCTAAAGAATTCAAAGCAAAACTAAATCTGTTTTCATTAATAAGTGGGGCAGCGATCATTGTGTCTATAATCTTACCTTTTACATCTATGTTTGCCCACTTCAACCATCCCGCATCATACATAGCATTGTGCATAATCTTTGGTATATCGGGTGTATTCATTTGTTTTCTCAACCATGAAAAAACTTTTTCCTCTGGAATATTGCCACCACCTTGATGTCTAAATGGGTAATATCCTGCAAAGTCACCCGCTGCAACTGCCACCCCTACAATGAATCCGTCATTACGTGTCCACCCTGGACCGAGTTCAAGTAAGTTTGGATCACATGTCTCCAAGTCAATTGCTATATATTTTGAATTAGTAAGGTCTGGAAAGGATTGTGGTACACTCCACTCCTTTTCTAAGGTATTCATCTCCATACGTTCTAGAAAACTTATTGTACTTTTATCTTTCATTACATACCACACATACCATCACACTCATCTAAGAATGATAGTTGCCCTTTCTCTTCTGCTGTTTGTAGGTCGGCTTGATCTAAGGGCACTAATGATCTGTGAACAAATTGTTCTCTTTGTTTATCTGTACCTGTAGTTCTTATTTTTTTATCCACGGCCACCGCATCTTCCCAACCTTGTGGATCGTTATCTCGCAAATGCCTCCACTCGTTATTGTTCTTGTACGGACAGAATGTACAAGCAGATCGTGGTAAATATTTCTCGGGATAGTGTTTAGAAAACCAATTCTGACAATCATATCGTTTCATGCCTAATTCTAGTAATGGCCATCTATTATACAACCATTTGTCTCTAGATTCTTTGACTCGTTGTAGTTCGTCTTGACTGATACCAATCCACTGTTCGACTATAACACCTTTTTTAACTTTGTGATTTTTCTTGACACCAAGTAATTCTCTAAATTTTTTCTGTATTGGTTCGATCTTAAACTGTGTAGTGCATTGTCTACGTCCAAATCCATCCTTGACATGGAAGGGGACAACACAATAGTTCTTGTTTGTACCTCTTATGTTAATGCCTTCAGTAATACTTTTACGTAAATCACCCGCACTTGTTTGATATATTGGATAAGATAGTTGTGTAGATAACCACTCAAGATGTGTGTAAACCTCATCGGGTTCTGATTGTGTATCAGCAAAAACTGCACAATCTGGCTTAGGTGTAATCTCTCCTCGCTCGGCCATCAATGCCATAACTGATGATTGTACACCCGCACCTAAACTCAAGATTCTCATTGTTGGATTGGGGTGTGGTTTGAAATAATTACTTATCATCTTTATCTATTGTCTCTCCAAGTAATGCTGCATATCCTGGTATATCTATCATACTATCTAAATGTTTAGGAGAATTTACTAACCTTGCGACCTTGACCAATATTAAACACAAGTAAACTTGCCACACTAATACTTTAAACCCAAACACCACAGACCACAAGTCTGCTATCCTTTGGTGGTTATCATATGCATCCCCGTAATCTTTAGAACGTTTACCATTTATTAACTTCATTGCCGTTTTTAAAATATCATCTCTTTTCATATCATATACCTAAACTTTCCGTATGATTCTATTATGTGTAAATTATGTTTTGCTCTTGTTATTCCCGTATAAAAGACTCGATGCTCATCATCTTGGTTAAGTGCACTTACTGCGGGATAGCACGACTCCGATGATAATATTATATTGTCATCTTCTCCACCTTTCATCTGATGTATTGTTGATAGTTTAATACGTGGGTTTTGTAAGTCTTCTCCTTGTCTTAGTATGGCTGCCATATAGTCTTGATCATCTTTAGACATGTTGACTACATTCACAGATTTCATATCTTTGGGAGCAACCATGCCATGATTAGTAACAAGTTCGTCATATGTCATTGTGCTTTGTGGATCTAAATACTCTAAAGACTTTGCTGATCCTCTTTTTACAACTTGATTCTTACCTTGCTTTGGTACGAAGTCATAGAGTTGTTTGATAGAATCTAAAGCTACCGCTTTATCTTTTTGTAAATCTTCCCACATTCTCATAAACTGAATGAACTCACCATCAAGTGATGTTCTACCAAACCTCTCGTATAGATATCCATTGTCACGTAAATTTGTTTCAATCTTACTCACAACTTTGTTTGTTCGTGCCATGATTGTCCATGACCCCTCGTCTATATCCACATCATACCAATTCATATGATAGTCTACCGATCCCTCACGTGTTGTCGGATTCCAATCTTTGTGTTGTCTTACATCAATTCTGTTTACAATCTTATTTGCTAATTTATGCACAGATGTTGGCACCCTAAAACTTTGATTTAGTATTCTAATATTCTCACAAGAATTCATAAAGTTTTTTACATCTACACCATTCCATGCATGAATCGCTTGATCATCATCCCCCGCATACCATATTCGTTTAGCCGATTGTTTAAGAACCTCGATCATTGACCATTGAAGCTTAGTTAAATCTTGTGCTTCATCAACAATCAATACATCTAGTTTTGGAGCAGTGCCTTGTTTTACAAAGTCTGAGATCATATCCGTAAAGTCTCGCTTATCGAATTCTTGTTTATAATCTTGATAAACTTGATTTACCTTTTTTAAAAAAGAATAGTTAAGCTGATAATCTCCATTGTCATTGTACTCTTGTTCTAAACTTACTTCTCTCATTGTAGCTCGACCAATTAGTTCTAGATATTGATTGCCTTTATTAAAGGATTGCAGAAGCACACCATCACTATTGGACTTGGCCGTATAACCATCAAATATAACTCCAAGTTCTTTTCCTAAGTCATTGAAATCATTACGAGTCATCATATTAGATTCATTAAGGCCAAGCCAATTATAGCCTGTCGAATGAAGGGTCTTGAACCACGGAACATCTTTGAATGACAGTTTTGTTTGTGCCGATATACGATCTTTAGCCTCTTCTATAGATTTCTTAGAAAAAGATACAAATCCTATCCTATCGGGCGGTGTGCCTCTGCCTAGTTCTTCCTTAACTATATCAATCAAAGTATATGTCTTACCACATCCTGGTGGTCCGAATATTAGTTCCTCACCCATCGGTCTTTTCTCTTGGTCTGTTATCTAGCCATTCTTGAACTTCACTCTCTACCCATCTAGAGGTTCCATTCTTCTCGGGCAAACCAAGTATTTTAGGTTTAGGAAATATTCCTCTTTGAACCCATAGGTACAACGTAGACTTAGATATTTTAAGCCATGCACATACTTCGGGTCCCGTAAGGAATGTAGTACTCCTTTCCGTTTGTGTTTCTTTAAAATGGGATTTCGTCATCATATGTCTCCTTTTTTACAGATAAATCCACTTCAGTAGTTTCAAATTTAGGAACCCACCATACCCTCAAGTTATTCCACTTACCATTATCCATCTTGATTTGTTTAATGCCATTACACTTGGCATCATCATTTAAATCTTTCAGTCTTTGTTGGATCTGTGGTCTATTAAAGGTGGTAAACCCCCTTTGTTTCAAAAACTCCTGCAACCCTTTCATGGTAAAGTATGTTAAGTCTTCTTCTGTCCATGGTTTACCCATAGTCAATTCCTCGGGAGACTTTGCCCGAATTCGGCTTGTGCAGTAGGTTTCTACGAGTTCTTTAAATTGACCCGTTAAGGTCAACTCTTCAGAAGCTTCGATTGACGTTGCAGAGGACAACAAGTTATTTACCAAAATTTGCCAATCCCCTGGTTTAAACAACGGAGGCATGAAATCAATTTGTTCGATACATGCACGTTGAAACTGTATAGGCATTTGTAATTGTTCTGTGGATAACTCTAATCGTTTACCATCCACATCAAGAAAGAATAGTCTTGGCTCTGACTTCAAGATTGTTAATCCACCAATTTCGGGTAACGTATCTTGATTGCCTATTCCATACTTAGCTTGTTTACATGCCTTCTTATCACAATGACTTTGCATAGGCTCATCCCTACACAAATACTCGTAATCTTTTTTCTCATGTTGTTGTTGAATTGTTACTATCTCAGATGCGGGTAAAGGTGGATTACAATATTTTTGATTCCATGTTTCCAACATTTGTTTCCAACTCTCGGGAAACTTTTTAATTGCATACTTACCCGCATGAAACATAACCTTGTTCCTTTGACCTTCGGGTATACCAAGATTAAAAAATATACGTAAGCACCATGGTGCATCATCAAATTCTTTTTTGTTATTACCTAAATTTAATCTAGCTAGATCATCCAGAGTTACAGTTTTCTTTTCAACAAAATCTAAAAATGACTCAAGCTTTAACTCCTTGCCCTTTTCATCGACTGCGTATCTTAAAGTATTCTCTGTATCAAAGTATGGTAGATTTATAAAGTTGCCCACATCACCACGATCCACGAGTATTTGATCTTGCTTTGGAAATATCTCACAACTTGAATGGCCAAGTGCTGCTGCCATCTCACCTAAATAATCTCTAACATCGACTGCTGGATAATGTTCTTTTAAGAATAAAAATAAATGTGCTCCACCCGATTTACTTCTGCATACAACAAAAGGCAGTTTCATAGTCTTACATCTCTTTGCTATTTCTGCATGATCGATTGGATATGTGTCTATATCTAACACACCAAACTTGCATGTGTTATTATGTGTAATGGGAATTGAGCCAACACCCTTTGTTCCATTAAGATGCTCTTGTACTAAATCAATAGTCAAAGGCTCCTTAACGATAAAACTTCGTGCATCGGTCTTACCATTTTTCCTAACATTACCAATTGTGGTTTGTCCATGTGCGGTGCTTGATCCCTCAAACACCGCCATGAATCTTTGATTAAGGTCCATTAAAATGGAATTTCGTCATCTACTTTTGCTGACGCAGAAGGCTGATCAACGATATCTTCGGCTCTTGCTTTAGCCTCACCCTTCATAACGGATTCCCTAAACTTCTTGGCCTCATCAAACAAGGCTCTGTCTTGGACAAAACCGACACGTTCAAAATTCCAATTGAAGAATGTACCTTGATCATTACTTTCCTCGACTGATTTGAACTTCCACATGTTTGCATAAACTGCGGGAACACGTAACTGTCCGCTCTTGTCTTTGACCTTTTGCATTGCAATTTGAGTCTTCCATCTTCGACTAACTTTAAGCTGAGATACTTTCATATCCATAATAGCTAGTGTTGGGATGTCACCATCAAGTATGATGCAATAGTGCTGATCCGACTTAACAAGTTCGTTACCATTCGGGAGTATCTCTTTATTTCCCTCACGTTTGGCTTGTTTGATGATTGGATCATGAGATGGTATTTCTCCCACAAAACCACCACCCATGTCACGTGGCACAAATTGCAAGTACTTAGTCTCTTGGTAACAAGGTATAACTGTTATACCTTCTTCACCACCCCAATACTGATTTGTTACAGTATTGAACATGTCTCCTTGAGTACACCCATTAATAAACTTCGGGTCAGTTTTCTTTAACTGTGGGGACATGGCTTGTATGAGACGTAAAAATGGAATTTGTAATTCCGATGTATCATAGTCAATGCCTTCACCAGCGGTCTCAAAAATTTGATCTTCTATTTCAGAGGGAAGATTGTCCTCTTTTTTTGCTACTGCTTTGCTCATTATCAACTCCTTTTGATGATTGCAGTTCTTGCTACATAGCCACCGAACAAATCTAAATCGATCGGCAACCCCTTTTCCACACGTTCTCTGATGAATGCTTTAAGTGTCATCGAGTGAATGTGTGTCTTCTTTTCGGGATGCATACCACGTTTTTCGAGTTCATACATTATGTCACCCGCCATGTTATCCTCTCCCTTTCCAAATGACATGATGACATCGTTCTTAATAATATCATCAAGGCCATTATCTCTTAACCACTGATAAGCCTCATCTCTTCTTGTCGGTGGTATACTTGCATTAATCAAAGGTTTTAAAGATACACTAAGATTCTCAACATCTAGTCGTTGGACACCCATCTCATCCATCATGGAAGGTATTTGCTCCGTAGACATTTTATGCTTTTGAAGTTTTAGTTCTTTAAGTTCTTCTTCCTTTGAATTTATATCTAGTGTAATCTGATCTAAGTCTTTAACAAGAGAAGAAAGATTTTTCATGTCCCCTTCTTGCACCTTGTCTAGAGTTGTATCATCAAACATCTCTTCAAAAATTTCTTCAGCCATTAAAGTATCTCCTCTTCAGGTTTAGGTTGAAATTATATTTTTTATGTATATATTAGACAATATAGGAGGATTTACATGAATGTCAACCACATAATGAAAACAAAACCATATAATCATCAAATAGATGCATTGGACAAAGCAAAAGACATGGGACTCTTTGGGTTTTTCATGGAGATGGGTACGGGTAAATCAAAAGTATTAATTGATAACATTGCTTATTTACGTGATCAAAAAAAGATAAATTTTGCTTTAATACTAGCTCCGAAAGGTGTGTATCGCAATTGGGTGCAGAAAGAAATACCTACACATTTATCAGATAATATAGAATATAAATTATTATTCTGGCAATCCAATACAAATAAAATGTATGAAAGTAAATTAAATGACTTTTTCAAAACATCTACAACTGCCCTTAGAATATTTGTTATGAATGTTGAGGCCTTCTCAAGTACACGTGGAATCAAAGCGGGTAATTGGATGGCTAAGAAGTTCGGGAGTCGGGGTCTTATTGCCATAGATGAATCAACTACTATCAAGAATCACAAAGCTAAACGAACTAAATCTTTGATAAAGATAGGTCGGGAGTTTGCCTATAAACGTTTACTTACGGGATCGCCCGTAACCAAATCGCCTTTGGATCTATGGTCTCAGTTCGAGTTCCTTGATCCAGGGATCTTGAATTTTAAGAGTTATTATTCTTTTCTTAATCGTCATGCTAACATTTTAAAAAGGAGCCTTGGATCACATACCTTTCAACAAATTGTTGGCTACAAAAGATTAGATGAACTGCTCGGTAAGATTGATCCTAATATAT